AATTAGGAGCTGTTGGTGCAAAAAGACAGTTTATATTTAATGTCATATTTGTAACAAAAGGAGTTACTTTAATAAGAAGTTGTTGCACTGTAGATGGAGCAACTAATGTAGTTGTTTGAGTTGTTACCGCTAATGGATACTGAGCGGTTGGAATTGTTAGCTTAGACCTTGTAATTTTATTAAAATTTGATTGGCTAACCAATTCAGCTACAGAATTGTAGGTGGGGTTTCCGGGATATGTTGATATTATATCTCCTATTTTATATATAACACCTGTTCCTGAATATATGAAACCAAGGTTTGTTGCGTTATAAGTAAAAGCAGCATTTCTTTCAAACGGGAAAAGCTTATAAGCAGTGTCCTTAAACATGTTAAAAAACTCTGTATCGTTTTGTGTATTTTTTTGGTTTTGACGGTTTAATTGATTGCCGTCTGGAAAATAAGATTCAAATATCTCTGTTTGCACTTGTGCTGCTAAACTATTGAATTCAGCTGGAGGTATATACCCTCTTTGTTCTTTGTTTAAAATGTACAAGACTGTTTGATATACTGTATTTATACTTACTGCCATTTGTTTATTTTTATATACTAAAAAGGCGGCCGAAACCGCCTATATATAGTATCACTTGTTTTTATAGTTTTTTATCTATAGATTTATAGATTTCAACACCTTCGTCTGTCTTTAAGAAAGCCGCAAATGCCGAATAAGGATTTTCATCAAAAGGTACATTCATTAATTTTCTATCATTTGATCCCCAACTAAAAGTTCTTTGATCTTGTGATAACTTAATAATACCCATTTCCTGTGCTCTAATAGAAAAGTTTCTTAATTGCACATTTTCATCATTAGCTAAACTCAAAAATAGTTGAGGATTGTTTCTTGCAAATAATAATAAATCTCTTTTTAATTCTTTTGAGCTCATATCATTTACCTTAGATCCTATCTCTACTCTTAAAATAGCTTCTCCAAAATCTACGTCCATTGCTCTAGCAGCGTTTAAAGCATCAATTTGAAGGTCTAAAATATTCAAATCATCTGAAGCTTCTGCTACAGCGCTAAATTCTTCATATAGTTTTCCTTTTAAAGGGTGATATAAAGATAATAGCTTTTGTAAATTTTGTTGTTCTTTTTTAACAGTTAAACTGCCTTTTAAAAATCTTATATGTCCCATTGTAACTTCACCTTTTTGTTCATCTACAAGAGGTGAATCTTGATTGGTAGCATATCTTATTTCTCTTTGTTTTCCAGTTTTTTCATCAAAGAATAATAAAGCGTGTTTTCGGGTGTGTTTGCCCGGCAATGTTAATGTTAAAGGGTTTTTATTTCCTTTTAAATAGTATACTCTATCTTTAATTTCCCACTCTGGTTTTGCGGGCTTTACTGGGGTAGCAACTTTTGTTACCACTTCTTCTTGAGGCGCAACCTCAATTTGTTTTGCTTTAGCTTGTTTAGCCATAATATAATAAAATTAAATAGTTATAAGAGTAATAATTACCCCCGTCAGTTCAACGAGGGTAAAAATTACATTAATGTTGAATCAATTAGATTCCTTTGAATAATACAAAGTTGTTAGCAGCTTGTGTTACTAAACATCTTTCAGATAGGAAGTTTACTTCCATAGCATCTAAAGTAGATGTAAATGCACCACCAGCAGAACCAGTTAACCAAGATTTCATTCTTCTATCATCAGCTTGTGAAGCTCTATATCTTACGTGTAAGAAAGGTCTTCTGATGTTAGTTCCTAATACTTGATCATATACTGTTGAAGTTCCAGCAGGTACTAATACTCCTTCTACTGAATTGATACCGTCGATTCCTCCACGAGTAGAAGCGTCGTTTAAGTATTTCCAATCAGTTTTGTAGAAATCGTAAGAACCTCTTCTAAATCCTGAGAATCCAAGATTTAAAGCCATTTCTTCTGAATTTTCAAATAATCCGAAAGCAGTTCCTCCTTGAGCTCCTCCTGAGATTGCAGATAACATATCGTCAAAATCCAAAGCAGTTTGTCTTTGTAAGAATAACATGTTCTCTTCAATTGCTCCTTGAGTATCTAAGTTTTTAAGAATTGCATCAAATTCGTCAAGTCCAGCAGCAGCAGTAAATCCTACTTCTACATTACCACGAGCTTGAATAGCAGCAAATAATCCTTCAGATCCAGGCATAGTAGCGTTAGCATAACCTGCTCCACCTGCACCACCTGCACCTATCTGGCTAAATTCACTTTCAATCATACTCATTTCTAAGTAATCTTCAAAACGTAATCTTGTTTCAGATTCAGCTTTTAAGTACCATAGGTATCCAGATGTTCCGTCTTCAGTTGCAACTTCTACCCATCCAATTTGAGCCATGTCAGATCCAGATACTACGTACTGGCTTCTTAGGATAATTGGTGAATTAGAATATTGTGTAAACTGAGGCTCTACACTTAGTCTTGTAGATGAATTACCAACTCCAGCACCTATTGTAGTTCCTTTTGTGTAAGAAGAACCGTATACAAATACTTTAATTGATCCTGAAGTTAAAGCAGCACCTCCAACAACAGCAGCTCCACCGAAAGCAGATACAGCAATTGTTCCGTTAGCACCACCAGCAACTGCTTGTACAGAAGCAGTAACAATACCTTTTTCCTCAGCACCTGTTGCAGTGTCTAAAAGAACAACTGTATCATTTACTGATATAACATTTTGTACACCTGGAAGGCCAGCAGCTGGTGCTACTGTAATAAGTCCGCCTCCGAAAGTACAGTTATCATAAGATATGTGTAATCTATTTTGTTCTGACCAAATTACTTGATCACTTGTCATTGGCATTTCAGCGCCAACCATTCTTAAGAAGCCAGATAACGTACGGTTTCCGTAACGCTCTACTTCAGCTTCATATACTTCTGGCAAATACTGCTGAGCGAAAGAATTTGAATCGCCTGCGTTAGCACCGCCGTTAAATTGTAGATAGTTGCTATTTAATAGCTCCTGTCTAGAGGAAGGTATTAAGCTTCCAAATTGTGGAGTTAAAGCCATAATTTTTTAGTTTTTTTAGTTAAATTTTTTTGTTTTAATTCGTAAGCTTTTGGAATCAGACCCGCTTATAGCTTTCACTTTAAGTCCATTTATAAACACATCTCCTTGAGTAGACCTAGCTTTGGCGTTACTTAAGTTCTTAGAACTGTTTACAACTTCTTTTACAGCGTCCGCTTTTCCTTGCTCATAAAAATGAGCTGCGATCTTATCCACGTTGTCGGCCGCATACATAGCTTTGTGATAACCTTTTGTATCTGTAACATTACCTTCGGCGTCTAGGAACTTCCCGACAAGGTTTTTAATGTTTGATTGGTTTTCTGCAACTTTATCACGATTTTGAATATTGTACTTATAATTCTTTTCTCCAACTTTAATATCGAAACCTTCGAAATTGTCATTAAAAAGCTGTTTGGTACTTTCTTTAAATTGTGCATGTTGTTGCTCAGCCTGTTCTTGCTGCTCGTTATATCGGTTAAAAAAGTCCATAGCTTTTTGTTGGTCTTGAGTAACGCCCGGTCTCAACTTGATCTCGTCGTAATATTTACTCTTAGTTTCCTCCAAATAGTTTTTGGCTTTTGCAACTTCTTCTTTAAACGCAATTTTCTTTTTGCGCATATCTTTTTCCTCATCAACGTCTTCGTCATAAACGAAGTCTTCTAGAATAAGGTCTATATCATCGCCTTCTAAATAAGGCTTTTCTTTTTTGTAATATTCTTTTAACAATGTAACGTCGTCCACTTTGGAATAGTCCGCATTTAGTCTAGTATAGTCCTCTATTGTCCCACCTGTATCTTCCATAAAAGAAACAAGCTTTTCAATATTTTCTGGCAATTCTTTACCAAGAATTTTTTTATCTTGCTTAGCTTTTTCAACTTCAGCTTTTACTTCTTCTAGACTATCTACTTCAACTTCTTTGATTGGAGAAAACCCTTCAACATCCTCGTTGGACTCTTGTACAGATTCTCCCATCTTTGCGCTATCTCCGGATGGTTCTTCCACAGATACCTTCTCTGTTTCTCCGATTTGAATGGCATCTTCTTCTTGTTTAGTTATTGTTACTTTTTTAACGTCTGGCTCTAATTCAACTAAGGGCTCTTTAATATTAACCTTAACTGGTTCTTCGCTTACGTTTGCTAATTTTTTGGGAGTTCTTTTTTTAATTTTAAACTCACCTTCCTGTTTAACAGGCTCATTTGTTTTTACTTCTGACATAATATAATATAATTAAATAGTTAATGCTCTCTATAGGAAAGCTTGCATGCCTTGTTCAGGCTGATTTTCAAAATCTATTGGCAAGCCGTCGTTTTTTCTTTGGCTTATCAATTCACTTTGTTGTGTAGCTTCCATTTTGCTACGTTTATCTTTACGATCCTCAATTGCTCCTTCTGTTTGTTGGATTGTTTGAACATCTAATTGCTTAAGCTGCATATCGTACTGGAATTTTGTTTGCATTTTTTGCGCTTCTAACTGCGCTGCTATTTCCATACGTTGTATTTCCATTTGATTTTTTGATTGCTCAAATTGCACATTAGCGCCCATTATAGCTTCTTGCTTTTGAACCTCAGCTAATGCCGACTTTTCTGCTGTATCAGCTTGCGCTTGTCCTTGAGCTGCAATGTTGGCTTGTTGATTAGCTTGGTCTTGCTTTGCTTTTGCTTTTCGCTTTATTTTAAGCATTTGATTTGCTAACTTAAGATTTTTTATTTGTCTTAAATCTATAGCATCTTCTAAATTTAAACTACCTTGTTGTAATGAAACTTGTATATTTGCTTCAAGCTGAGCTAGTTCTTCGTCATCTGGTTCTAGCTCTAAGAATATACCAAAATCATGTAAGTTTAAATTAATAACCTCATCTAAAGTTTTTATATTAAACGTTGATATAGAGTTTTGTAATGCACTTCTTGTAAGTGGAAATTCTAAAGCATCTGCTATTTTAAGAGCAATGTTTTCAGCTAATTTAAGCGTTAAATAAAGGCTAGACTGGTTAATATGCCTAGTAGCAACATTGGACGCGTTAGCGGCCATCTTTTGCAGTCCTACAAGTGAATTTTTATCCATTGCAGTTCCGTCTCTTGCCTCATTCAGTCCGGTCACATCGCGTATCATTTGTAAATAATATTGATACGTCTGTATAAG